ACATATAGTGATTATGGTATGGGATTAGCATTAGTAAGAAAAAAAGAAACTAAAGAAACGTATATTATTGATATTGAGGACGTTCCACATGAGTATTATCAAGGGGATTACCATTGGGTAAATGATGATGATCCGGATTTTGAAGATGAAGATTCTTGGGAAGAATCATACAGAGAATTTGATGATGATACCCAATTATTTGAAGATGGTGTCTCTTTTTATGCTGAAGATTCAATAAAGGATGCTGATGTGGTTACTACAGACGTAAATGAGATGTTAGATATAACCAGAACCAATAAATATGTTTTAAAGATTACACCAGAAAATAAAGCAGATGTTTATAGGGAGTTTCATGACCTAATTGAGGCTTATTTTGAGCCTAGCTATGAAGAACGCAAGAAAGATAAGAAAGCCCCTTAAATGAGCTTATTTGGCCCCCAGTAATAGACCCTACCAGAAGCATATCGATTTAATCTCTTAGCTTCTTTTTTTTCGACCAATTTACCGATTTGTACCAATTGCGCATGATTTTTTAAATCTATACCTATAGTAAATCCACTTTCATATTTGTCATAGGTGGTTTCCAACATTGGCTCCACATACTTACCCTCGTCATATAGTTTAAGCATTCTTATCATTTCATCCTTCTTCAATTTACAATCAATACCTCGTTGGTATATCATTTTTTCAAGGACATCTAGTCTAAGTTTACTATAATCAACATTTTCACCCATTATTACAAATATAGGTTAATTTTATTACAAAAAAAACCCCCACATTTCTGTGAGGGTTCTTATTATGATAATTTTAAGATTATCTTAAAGTATTCATATCGAACGTTTGTAAACCACTTACGTTGATTACAGCGAAGTAACGGTTGTTTACCATTTTCTTTGCGTAACGTGTCATGATACCTTTAATCGGTGTCATGTTAAATGGATTGTACATTGTTGGAGTTAACTGTAACGGCACATATGGAGCGTAGATATAACCTGCGTCTAATAGTGACTTACCTTTGTGACCTACAAGGATCTTACCTGCTGGTAAGTATGGATCACGGTATACTTGATAACGTCCAGCAAGTGTACCTACTTTCTCGATACCCATGTTGTACTGATCTTGCTCTGGACCAGCATTAGATACGTGGAAATATTCTAAATCATCGAATACTGCAGATACTTCTGAAGAAACAACGATCCAGTTTGCACCACCTCTTAATGTAGTCTTATGGATTTGAGCTGACAATTGGTTGATTTTAGTCACCAATGTTTGGTTCCAATCCTTTTGAGTGTAACCCATGAACGGAGTGTTTCCAGTTGCACCATATTTCCACTCATTATAATCCCACTTAGCAGTCCAAGCAGCACCTTTTCTAAGGTCACGTAAAATTTCACGGTCAACCTCAGCAGCGATTTGCTCAGATAATAAAGCTGTTAATTCAGCTTCAGCATCGATGTTATGGAAAGCAGAAACGTCTTGTGCTAATTCTGGAGACCAGCTAGCTCTTAATTTTCTTTCAGTTACAGAAACTGTTACTGAAGCTAAATCAAACGATACTTCACCAATTTGATCTTCAAATTCTAATGTATCATAAACTCTGAAAACTAATGATACTGCACTTGAAGTGAAACCTGAAGGAATAGTAAAGTCAGAGAAACCTGAAGTTGCGCTGTAAGATTGTAAATCTACTTTTACGTAAATTGTACCTTCTTCGTCACAAATATCTTGGTATCTTCCTGAAGGATATGTTGCTGAAGTTGATTTTTGACCATATTCAACAATACCTTTACCATACTTTTGTGTAACAATGTTAAAGTTTCTTGCTGCACCTGCGTAGTTAACTACAGCAGAAGCTAAGAATTCTTCAGTATCCATTACAGAACCATTTGGCCCGATCAATTTACCTTGACCATCTTTTGCAAATCCTGTGAATTTAACAATGATATCAGAAACTGTATCACCAGTTAAATCAGCGTTAGCTACATCTGTAGTTGCTCCGTTAGAGAAAGTTACAACTGAAGAACCTGTTAAAGTTACAGCAGAGAACGCTCCTTTAGAGTAATCATAGATACCAGCATCAGCTGCATCATTTGCTTCGTAAAAACGATCATACAAGCTTCTTGGATCTGTTGTACCAGTTTCATAACCTAAAGTAGATGCGTCGCTATTGCCTGGCATACCATAAGGTGATTTGTGTAAGTTTGATTGTCTTTCTTGAATTTTAGGTACGAAGTAGAACAATTTACCAATTGGTAAGTTCATTGCTTGTACAGAAACGATATCGTTTGCTAATAATTTAGAGAATACACGGCGGATAATTGGGAATACCACTGTCTCGAATGAACCACTAGCATCAGAAACTGCTGCTTCGTTGATTAAATAAGACGCTTGGTTTTCATACAATTGCGCGATGTTATCTTTTTGGTGACCGTCAAGACCTTCTAAAAAGCCTAAGTCATCCCATTTTTTGATGGTATCTTCTTTGATAACACGAAGGTGCTTAAGACCGATGTTACCTACCATACCTGATTCTAATAATGCTCCCATTTTAAAATATTTGGTTTTTGTTTTTTTTATTTATTATTTTATTTTACTCATCAAATCTCTCATTCTCTTAAATTGAGGTGCTTCATAAGCTTTTGACTCAGATAAAACTTCTTGAGAAGAAGATGTTGATGCGGTATTAACAATCTTATTAACTATAGATTCAGTTACTGGTTTTTTAGTATCTAATTCTGATTTAATAGTATTGTAAAGATTTTTAGATTCTTTTATATTTGAAATTGAATCAAATTTCTTTAAAATATTCAATTTCTCTTGTTTTGTTGTTGAATGTTCAGTGAATAATCTAGTTGCATAAGCAAGATTTGCGTTAAATACAGCAACTTCATTTAGTTTATCTTTAAACATAATCAACGCTTTTTTATATTCGCTGTTTTGTTTTTTAAGATTTTCTACTTCTTCGTTAATTGCATTTGTTGATGCTTTAGATTCATTTTTAGCACCAGCTGCAAAAACTTTTTTACTTTTTAAACCAGATCTTTTACCACCATGTACGTTCCACTTAGTACGAGCAGCTTCATCAACCTCTTCTTCAGCTGGCATATCTTCTTCAGACATTTCAGTTTCGTCTTCTGGTTCATCATCTAACTCAATTTCATAGATGGTTTCGTCATCTGCAACATCATCGCTAGCTTCCTCTTCAGTCCAGTCTTCAGACATTTCTTCTTCCTCTTCTTCTGATTCGTCTAACTTAATAATGTACTCATCATCAGCATCTGTAAGTTCAATATTATTACCGTCTTTTTTAACAATAATACCATCTTCATCTGACATTGCTTTAAACACCTTTAGAACCTCCTCATCTGGAGCTCCTGTCATGTCTAATGTATCGTCATCATCTGATGCCATATCATCCATAGATGGTAACTCATCGTCTTCCATTTCAGGTGATTCGTCGTCAGTTGAAAACATATCGTCTTCATCTTCTTCGTCTTCACCATCGATATCTTTTGATGGTTCATCATTTATCGAGGGCATTTCATCTTCATCATCAGCTTCTTCATCATCTGAATCTGGCTGCTCTGACATGTCGTTTTCCTCTACTTTAGGATCCATAGCATTATCTGCTACTTCTTCCTCTTCTTCTGATTCTTTAAGCAATTCGTTTAGTTCTTGCTTCATTACTGAAGAAAGTATACCTTTTGCATTTTGCTTTACTGCTTCTTCAAGTGTATTTACTTGAAGTAGTGCTTGTTCTAAAATCGATTTTTCGCTCATTATTTTTGTTTGATTTACTATATAAATATGTGTATATTTAAAAAAATCTCTTTTTTAATATCAAAATAGATGATTTTTTATTGTTTTAATATTATCGTTTAAGAAAAGTATCAAGATTACCCATTAATTTCTTCATTCTATCATCCATAGTAGACTTTTCTTCAACGGTTTCGTTAAATTTATCTTTATCCGCAATGTCTTGAAAAACGTAAGCACCTGGTGTTGATGGTGATGATACCAAATCAAAACAAACTAATTCAAAATCATCTTGTACAATGTTTTGTCCCTTTATTTGTTTTAATGATCCAACACCTCTTGAAGATATACCTAATGTAACGCCATTTAGAAGTAGCATGGCTGCTTGATCACCTTTACAACTAACAATCCCCATTTTTTTCCAACCTGGAGATGTTAATATTTTTATTTTACCCATTAAAGTTTTACCATCCCACCACGTTTCGGTGATTGTATGGGAAACTCTATCTAAATCAATAAGTGATGATGACGGATGATTGAGCTCATTAAGGGCGGAACCCTTGCTCATTATTTGTTGATACTTTTCATTTTCCCTTTTAAGTAACATCTCAGGATAAATCCTACCGTTCTTATTTGGGGTATCGTATTTTTGTAAAACAGCATACAGAATAAGATCCTGGTCGGTATCCTTATTCTGTATTTCTGTTATTATATTTTTGTTTTTTAATTCTTCTGGAGATATGTGACCTGCGTCATATTCAATCAGTAGTCCTCTTCCAGAGTCGTTAGGTCCTAATATTTTCATTATGATATATTAATATATCATATAAATACAAGGATAATAGAATCAAATCTTAGTTTTATTAAAATTGAATAATGTTTTATCCGCTAAACAACTATCTATTGACTCGTGAGTGAAGGTTTTAAGTAAGTTTTTAACTAAATTAGACTTAACATCAAAAAATTTATCTACGAATAATGTGATTTCTAAATTCATAAATGATCTTTTATTCATCTTTATCCCTTTTGTCCTAATATCTAAATCAACAATACTTTCTTTTTTGAAATTTTCACCTAAATTATACTCTCTAATAAAGTCTTTCATTTTTTTTCTTGCTTTAGAGATTGTTTTGTTAAAGTCTTCATTTTCATTATTGGGTTCTACCCATGCATTCATTTTTACATAAACTGTTTTAAGATTTTTAAAATCTACTGTTCCATAGCCAACTTTTACATCTTTGTGATCGCCTAATGGAATATATTTTCCGATTTTCATTAATTTTTTTCATAATTTTAATTATATTATGGTGATAAGATATAAAATAAGGAATTTTTTTTAATATTCCAAAAGATTAAATGAAAATATTTATAATATATGATTATAATTGATATGAAAAAAGAAAAGAGCATTGAGTCTGCTCTTAAAACTTACAAAAGTAAGGTACAAAAAACTAAACAGATTCAAAATCTAAGAGAAAGACAATCGTTTACAAAACCCTCTGTTAAAAAACGTGCTGAAGTATTAAAAGCCGTTTATGTGGAAAAATTAAAAAATGGTCTGATTTAATCAAGACCATTTTTAAGTTGTGTTAATCTGTAATAATTGTATTTTGATGGAGTCATCGAATTAACCTCATTTCTAACTGATTTAAGTTTTGTTTCCAAATCAGCATCTTTAGATTCTGATAAAATATTTGTAACTTTAGAAAGAATTGTTTCTTTTAGTTCAGATGTTTTAGTTAATAACTCTTCACCGTTTATATCCAAAATATTCTTAAGTGCCTCTTTATCTTCTTTAGATAATGTATTTTCGTATAGATTATTGAAATTATTTACCAATACTGCATGTAACAAATTTTCATTTGCTGTGTAAGTTTTACTCTCAGAGATGTTTTCTACTGATTTTTTAGTTGTTAAATGTTCAATTAGTCTCTTTTTTGCCACAATTTTCTTTTCAAGGTTTGATAACGAATCTTCAGATCCCAATTGATCTAAAGCCTCATATATTTCATTTGTTGTCACCTCAATATCCCCTAACTTCTTATCTAGTGATTCACAGAATGTTTTTAAATTTTTAACTTGTTGTTTTACCATTTCGGTATCAATACCTTCAACATATAATTTAGCTATTTCCTTATCTTCAAAATATTTATTTTCAATTTCCTCGTAGAAAAGATACATCTCCTTGAACTCCTTATTCTCAACAACAGATTTTAAAATGTTTTTCATTTCAGATTTATTGTTAGAACCATATGATTCTGTTAGTTTTTTTAAGAGTTTGCTCTTTATAATCCCAATTCTGTTCATTTTTAATCGTTTATAATGTCGTTCAATTTATTTTCTATTTCATAAATATTCTTCTGTGCCTTTTCAAGATTAAATAAATCATTATTTTCTTGTGATTCCCCTAAAACACTTCTGATTTTACTAAACTTTTTTCTTTCACTTAATGGTTCAGAAGCCTCTCCAGGTGGTTCTGATGATGGACTAGGTGGCATACCTCCGCCCAATGCACCTTCATCACCGTCAGCGTTCGCTTGTGCTTCAATTTCCGCTCTTTCTTCTTCCGGAATACCATACTTACTATCAACCTCATCAAACACACCAGACCTTTTAATGATCTGTGCTGTATTTTGTAATTCAGCTCCCATAGCTCTTTCAAGACGTTGTTGTTGTAAATCTAACAACACTTCATTATCACTCATACCAAGAATATTCTTTTTAGCCCACGTATGTGATACTGGTAATATACCCACTTGAGATTGATCTGAAGTTGCATCTTTATATAATGTAACCTTTTCTTTCCACTGCTCAATTTTTAATAAATCTGCTTGTGAAGAAGGGTTTGTTAAACCTAATGTAAAGTTTTCTAATTCATCCTCTAATCCTAAAAGATATAAGTGAATTAAAGCGATTTTATTTAATTCTTGTATTAAAGATTTTTGAATTCTATTGATTGTTCTTGCAAAACGAATATCCATTAAAGCAAGATTCTTACCGTCACCAACAACCTCTTCAAACCCTAAGAACGCCTTAGGAATACGAAGTGCTGCCAATAATTTCTTTTGAATATATTCAATATCCGCAATCTCACCTAAGTTTTGCGCACCGGCTAATGTTTCAATTGGACTTGGGGCCGCAGGATCACGAACAGGAATAAAATAATCTTGATCAACAGCCATTTGATTGTATCTCATGTCTACTTGACCATTTCTACTATCTACTACCTGATCTCTTTTAAATTTGTTTGCAACACGTTGTACATATGGTTCAATATCCTTATCATCCATATTACCAACAAAAATCTTGAATACACGTCTTTCTGGAGCCCTTGATGTTCTATAAATTAACATGGCATCTTCAGCAAGTAAAAGTTGTTTCCAAATTCTTCTAATCTTATCTAACATAGAAGTACCATATGGTAACTTTCTATCATCACCCAATAATCTAAAATGCGCAAGTTCCCAAGACTGAAATTCCATATCCTTATTTTTCCATTGGAATCTCAATTCGCGAATTGGAGATTTTAGATCACCAGCGTTTGGTGTTCTTGATTGTGCACCTTCAAGTCTTTCAATTTCAATATTAGGTAATTGCTGACAACCAACTATACCTCTTTCTGGATCACTCTTTAAATAAACAAAGTTGTCACCATACTTACATACATTTCTAGCCCACATTTGTAGGTTAGTGTTTATATCTAATCTATTTTCAAATAGATCTATTAAAACGTTTTTTACTCTTTTTGATTCGGAATATACATTTAAAATATATCCCTTTTCAGAAACCGTTGTAGATTCTTCCGCATAAATGTCCAATGCTGCTGACACCTCAGGTGTAAACTCCATAGACTCATAATCATAATATGCTGATAGTCTATTTGGTTCATAATATACTGATTGGTTATATAATGAATTATCTAATTTTGCCCACTTATCAAAAAGATATTGAGACTGTTGTGCTTGTAACCTAGCTTTTTCAAATTCAACGGGATCATCGGTCTTTAATAACTCTTCTCTTGAAAAATTAAAAGACGGAGGACTTTGTTCTCCCTTATTCTGGAAGCCAAATATCTTAGTTAATTTCTGAAAAACTGTCAAATCTTGATTCGCCATACTATATAAATACTATTGTAATTAATCTAATCAATTTTTATTGAATTATCAAGCCTTTTTATTAGTTCCGAATAACCAGGAATATTGATTGTACTGTTCTTTCGCTGGTATACCGTTAGAACTACTCTTTGCGTATGGTGAGCTATCAATTTGCATCATACCAACCTGATCGAAACTAGTTCCATATGAATAATTTTCTGTTTGTGGTGACTGATATGTTCTTTCTGACATAACCCAAGAATCTAGCATAGCCTTATTCTGTTGTTCGTTTCTAACTAATTGTGTAAATGATATTTCTCCAGCATACAAAGCAATAGCTAAACTCATGATTGAATCATCATGTTGTCCTTTCATGTGATCTGGTCTACCATTTATATAAACAAAAGTGTTTAGTTCATTTAAAAGCCTATTAGATCTAACAATAAAATCATGTCTGAGTTGTTCTTCAAATGCTGAAACAATTTGTGTTCTTTTATTATTAAAATTAATTCCAGGTATTTTTTCCATTGCTTTTGCATTATATTCCCAAACATTCTTGGTATTAATACCATCAATGAATAAGTTCTTATAATTCATTTCTTGCAATTTTCTTGATGTTGCAACACCCATACCACCTGTGATATCGATTACAATAAACGCATCATATAATATACCCCATTTATAAGCAACAGACGCTAAATCATCTGGTGGCATTTTACCAACATATTCAACAACTTGCTCTCTTTCATCGAAATCAATAATATTGATTGATGAAAAATCCTCACTATCACCTCTACTAACATCAACTCCCATAATATACCTATGCCCCTGAACAGGTTCTTTCCATTGCCAAAGCAATCCTTGCATATATTTTTCTTTTGGTTGTTTAATCATGGTTTTAGCAATCTTTTCCATTGTCTCGGTTGGTATTACGCTATCACCAGATCCTAAGAAATCACATTCAAGTTCTTGAGAAATTTTTCTCTTATCATATTTGAATTTTTTGGACATTGACTCAAACCAAGATGAATAAGGTTGATACCCATTATCCATTAATTCTTTGTATTTTGTTATGTCGAATTCTTTTAAAATAACCTCATCATCATTATATTGTTCTCTATTTAACATATAATGTACAATATCTGGAACTTTAATCCAAACCAAATCTTTAGTATATCTAGGATCTTTAAACCATCTTAAATCAGTGATGTGAAAATCATTAATACCCCTAATTGCTTGTTCATAAACACCATAATAAATTGGATCGTAGCCATTTGGTGTTGATATTAATATAATCTTACCACCGGTTGATAACGAGGCCATAGAAGCCGCCCAGAAGTCATCTCCAGCCTCAATATATGCTGCCTCATCAAATACTAATATTGTTGGTGTAAAACCACGAAGAGCATCCGCAGATGTGGCCACAGCCTTTACCTCAGATCCGTTATTTAATCTAAATCTACTTTCTGAATTTTTATCTGGTGAAAACCCAACATTTATCCATTCTGGCCATTGATCTAAAAAGTGACGAACTTTATTCGCCATCTCAATTGCGGTATCACGTTTGTTTGCGATAATCAAAACCCTTTCTGGATTTTCTGGTTTTGCTAATTGTAATTTTTTTGATAACCATGCGGCCGTTACTGTTGTTACACCAGCTTGACGATATTTTCTTGTGATGTTCTCATTATATGTTTCGTAATCTTTTAATAATTGTATTTGATCAGGAAACAACTCTAATGGCACAAACTTTCTCTGTGTATTATCAAAGGTTTGGAGATATGTTTTAAGTGCGTATGGAGTATCTTTTATTATACGAGCATACTCCTTTAATTGTTCTATTTTTTGACTCATATATATAAATATAAAAAAAGTGGTCAAATTTGACCACTTTAACTTAATTTCTCATTAATCTCTTGGTTTATCTATTCCCAAACCACCTAGTTCCCCATATAAATCGTCATCATCAATTCCCTTGGTAATGTCATCCAATTGTTTGTCAAATTCTTCCATTGCTACTTTATAATCATAATCATTAATTTCACCATTGATCATATCATATAATGATTTCATTAATCTCTTGCTAGTATCGGTGTTAGAAAGGACTTCTCTCATGAATACTAAAAACTGTTTAGCTGGTTTAGAAACAATAGTTTGAAACATAATTAATTGAATTCCAGCCTTATCTTCATCTGTAATTGTTTCTTCTGGGAACGAATCTTTAAGAATGTCCCATATTGCTGGGCCTAATCTAAAATCCCAAATCTCTTTATTCTTACTATCTTCCTTATCCTTTACTCTTCTGGCTAATTCCATATCTATATTACCATCAGCATCTTTTGGGTTACTATGAAGGTCTGCAATAACTTCGTATGTTCCTTTAATTAATTCATGAACTAATATTGGAAAATTAATTGCTGTTGCAACAACTCTTGGCGGCTTCTCATTTGGATAAGATTTTTCCTTACCCCCAACTTGTGGTGTTCCACCACCTCCACCAACACCCATAGCTCTATTACTTCCTTGCCATAACATAGCATCAGCTGCTGACATTAAAGCGCCATACATTGATATTAGTCTGTCTGCTTGACCAGTTATTTGTTGTAAACCTTCTCTTGCATAGTGATACATAAAATGACCCGTACTTGATGCTCCTTGCATCATAGCGTTAATCATCCTTCTTTTTGCTCTTTCTAATGTAAAATTATCTAATTCATCGGCAAGTTCCTTTTCCAATTCAACTTCTTCTGGTTCCATTTCACCTGGAGGTGAGTTCTTGAAGCCCTCATTTGATGGTAATTCAATCTTTGCTTCATAAACAATATCACCTTCCTCAACACCCAATTCTTTCATCACTAGCTCAACAGCCAATGCTTCTAACTCTCTTAAATGTGTTGATTCGATACGCGATACTTCATACTGAGTTCGACCCATTATACTATTTAACGTTGGACTGATTTCATCACCAACACCTAATGGCATCCCTAAATTATTTCTAACGTTATCAACAATTTGCTTATAACGCTTAGATGCTAATAATTCCTCAAAATTTGAGTGTGGTTCATTAACATTTTTAGGGAAGTTTACTTTCTTAAATGTATGATCTCTACTAGCCAAATCTCTTTCAACGTCAGGATTTGGCCTGCTATCAGGTGTATCAAATGTCATTGGCATTTCGTTAATATTTTCTTTTATCTTCAATAATAACGATTTTTTTGTTAGTTTCATAGTTAAATTTATTCGGCAGCCATAGACATTTTATTTCTATGTAATTTTTTTATTTTAGCTTTTGGATCTGACTCTGGAACCGGCTCTTCATTTGGATTTCTAAAGGGTCTTCTTCTTGGGTCATCCTCTCTTTTTGGTTTCTCTCTTGTTGGTGTGTCAGGAATTACTTCAGGTTGAACTGGAGCTTCTTCTGGTTTACCAGCAGATACAATAGAATCAAAAGATAAAAATTCAGGTAACTTAGGCATTTTTCTTTCAGATAAATCTTCAGACACTGTTCCATTCATTTTTAATTTAACCATTTCCATAATTTCCGATTTTGTTGTTACTGAATGATATTTCTTACTTACAACATTTTCAACAAATGCGCTAGGGTCTTTTAAATTAAGAATAGATTTACCTTTTTTCTTTTTTGGTACTTTAGCCGCATCAACTTCTTTGACTTCAACTGATTGATCTTTTAAAGCGTCTGGAGTTTGTAATACCGTGTTTAACGCTGCGATATCTTTAGGATCTTTACTATTATAAACAGTTTTAGTTGTTGTTACAGTTTGAGCCTCTTTTAACATTTTATCAGCAAATTTCATTAACTGATTATCATTGAATCTAACCAATGTTTTTTCTGAAAATCCTTCTTTAATAAGTTTTTCTATTATTTCTGTTCTTTTCATTTTAATTTATATTTAATTTCTTCATTAATTAATCTAAGCCCCTTCGTTGCTAATTTCTGTGTTACGCTTTTTAATTCTTCAGCAAAATGAAATGAAATCCTTATTGGTCTTTCTTCTGCTTCAATATCAAAAGCTTCCCACCCTAATGCAATAATTCCATCAACCGCATCGATAACACCAAAATAATCAGAATTCTGTACTAATTCAAGTTTTAAATCAGAATTCTTAAGTAAACCAACCAAATCGATTGATTCTACTTCTGGTGGTATAGCTCTACCGGCAGACGGAATTATAAACCATTCTTCAACTAATGTGTCTGGGTCGTTACCAAAGATAAATTCATATTGTCTTTGTCCTTTATAATCTTGACCTAGTTCATTAATGTATAGAAGGTACATTTATTCAAAATATTTACTTAAGGTTGTATTAATTGCTTCGTTGATATTTGATAATTCATGAGTGATATCTAAATTATAGTTACCTTCCTCATCTTCCTCTTCTTCAGAATCTTTTGTTAAATGTTTATCATAAGCATCTTCTCCACCGTCTTCAAAATCAAAATATACTTCATCTAAAGCCTCTTCCTCTGGTTCTTCACCAAATTTTGTATTAATAAGTTCTTCTAATTTAGACATTCTTTCTGCTAAATCATCTTCAGGTGCTGGTACAACTTCGTCAGATTCTGGTTCAGCTTCTGGAGCCTCAGCATCTGCTTGTGGCATTTCTTCAGAACCCATCTCTTCATCTCTTTCAAACTTTTTACCAATCTCTTCGATATCATCTTCGTCTAATTTATCCAAATCAACCGCAGAAATTATCATGTTTAAAACATATTTTATATCATCACTTTCCATTTTAGGTTGTTGATCTCTAAGTTCTTGGCCTAATTTACCAGAAAACTTTTGAATCTCAGCCATATAATCAGAACGCTTACTTTCTTCTGGGCTCATTGCTTCGGGTTCACCTTCAGCGTCTGGCATAGGGGCATCCATATTGTCCATACTATCAGCAGGTGCTTCAGTATCAGAAGGTGGCATCGAAGGTGCTGGTGCACTATTAACAGCCGGTTCTGGCATTGGCATTTCCTGTGTTGGTTTGGTTGTTTTTAAAACATATTTTGTTATGTCTTCATTCAGCATTTCTTGACCCTTTAAAAGTTCTAATCTTTTAAGAGCTTCAGCATATGAACTAAATTTGTTTTTATTTTTCATGAACATACCACCAATATAATCTAGTGATGATTCATTCAATCCTTTTTTAACATAGTATCCGTCTTTTTCTCTAACGATACCGTAAACCCCATGTTTACCTTCTTTAACTAATTCAGCATTAGACGTTTTTTGATTAGACGATTTCTGATTATAGTAAGTTAATTCGAGGATTCTTTTGAACTTTTCATCCCCTTGTAATTTCTCACTACCGATAGGTTTAATATCTCCCATTGTTTTTAAATTATAAATAAGCTTATTCTTACCCTATAAATACAGGGGAAAAGGAAAAAAATACAGATAACAATTATGGTAGGGATAATTTTTTGTTTGAAATACTATTTCTAAGATCCATTAACTTCTCAATATACCCATTTCTTCTTAAAAGCTTGAAAGTTAAGTTCTCATATGAGTATTCCCCACCAGCCTCTAGCCCACTTTTTCTAAATTTTTTTAATTTGTCTCTTAGGTCTAAAGCCATTTTATCAACATCCTTACCATGTTCATGATAATCAATTAGTTGGTCAATTCTTTTGGCAAAAAATTCACCCTTTTCTAGTATCTTTTTGGTGTCGATATTCTCTTTTTTCATAGATGGTTCAACAACCCATTCATTGTTTAAAACCGAATATACCCCAGATGAAACGTGTTCTTCATTAACATCTTGAACATATAATTCAACATCAAATCCTTTTATTTTAATGTCATTCTTTTCATTCCAAACATTCTTTTTTGCGTCAAAAAACTCTTTAACGATATCGTGCATAGCGTTTGAAGCACTATCACCTTCACTGATCTCATTCATATCTATTAATATGTGTAAATCCACATCCGAGTATTCTGACCAATTGTAATTAGCTAAAGAGCCTGTTAATATAACATCATGTATAAAAAAATCAACACCTAGGAAATCAATAAATGAATCTGTTATCTCTAATAACTTATCCGAAATTTCCTTTTTAATTGTAAATTCCCCAGTTTCGTTCTTATCAAATATTGTTGGACACAACGTATCCTTAAGCTGAAATGACTTAATAATCTTACTGTCTGTCTCCGGATCTGATAATTCTAAAAGTTCGTCTACTAGATTTTTCATTAACTTACCTTTTTATAGGCGTGTGCATTCTTTATTTTTGCATTTAGAAATGCTCCCTGCGAATCACTCATCCTAAACTTGGTGAACAATTCCCATGAAACATCTGCGTATTCATAAATACTACCGTTATTGAATACAACTGTCAACAACTTGCTTTCCGTATTATATGACGCGGATCTAATATTAGTCGATTTAATATCAACAGATATACTTGTACCCTCAATTCTTTCTGATAATATTGCCATGATTTTTTTATTGTAATATAAATAATAAATATTAAATAAAAAACCCTCAATATTGAGGGTTTTAATTTATTTCACCAAACCAAAGGAATTTCCACTACCGGTTTTCAATTGACTCATTAATTTGTCTTTTAACTGGTCTTTTTTTGTTGTGTCTCTAACTGCAGTCACCTTATTGTTAACTTCTTTAGACCTTTTGTCCAGTAAAATGTTAGCTTCTTCAATGTGCTTACGTTTCATTTCTAATTTATTCATGATTTCTATTTATTATAAATAGTAAAGAAAACCCCGATATTATCGGGGTTACATTTAATTAAGAGAAATAAGTCTCTCAATTGACTTCTTTTTATCGATTGGTAGTGTTAATACCAACACACCATTCTCAACATTACCCACAATGTCTTTTTCTTTAACATCATCAGGTATTGTATAAGATTTTATAAAATTACCAATGAAATGTGTTCTTTCATTCTTCTCATCCTTTTCAAAAGAGATTTTTAAAACACCTTCTTTTATGGTAATCTTTAAGTCATCCTTAGTTAAACCAGGTATTGACATTGAGATTTTATATTCACTTTCTGTTTTGTGAATATTAGTTTGTGGGCTAACATTGTAGCGAGATGCATCTAATACTTTATCAAACGCATCAAAGAACGGATCTTTAAATAATGTAATCATATAGTTTTATTTTATTTTTACAATTTACAAATTGTGAACCAAATGTCTAAAGCTGACATTTAGACATTCGTTAGACATTTTTTTAGACATTTTGTCTGAACCATATTTTGTTTTTTTAACTTTTTTTACGTATGTTTGTGTTAAACTTAAAAGATAGTATATGGCAGTAGAATTTGGTTATGAAGAAAACCCCAGAACTAACCCTAAAAACAAAAGAGTTAATTCAAACACACCAATCTTAGACAATTTTTCTAGAGACTTAATTAAGTTAGCAGAAGAAGATAAAATTGATCCGGTTGTTGGTAGGGATAAAGAAGTTAAAAGAATTGCGCAAATCATTTCAAGAAAGAAAAAAAATAATGTGATTATTGTTGGTGATGCTGGTGTTGGTAAATCTGCATTAGTTGAAAAATTAGCATTAATGATATCTAAGGGAGATTGCCCATCTAATCTAATTGATAAAAGATTACTATCACTTGACTTAACTTCATTGGTCGCGGGTACAAAATATCGAGGCCAATTTGAAGAGAGAATTAAAGCAATTTTACATGAGCTACAAGAAAACCCTGATGTTATTGTTTTTATTGATGAAATACACACAATGGTTGGTGCCGGAAATGCATCTGGCTCAATGGATGCCGCTAATATTTTAAAACCAGCATTAGCAAGAGGTGAAATGCAGTGTATTGGTGCAACAACATTTGATGAATTTAAAAAACACATTGAAAAGGACGGCGCATTAGTAAGAAGATTTCAAAAAATTATTTTAAAAGAACCAACTGAAGATGAAACGGTTGAGATTTTAAAAAACTTAAAAAAATCATATGAGGGATTTCATAAAGTATCATATGGTGATGAGGTTGTTGAAACAATAGTAAGATTATCAGGAAGGTTTATGACAGATAAACAATTTCCAGATAAAGCTATTGATGTTTTAGATGAGCTAGGTTCAGAAAAACGTGTTGTAACAAAGGCTCCTGAAATAATTGAGAAATTAAAAAAAGAAATAGAAACAATTAAAGAAAAGAAGCATGAAGTTGTTAAAAAACAAGTTTATGAAGAAGCTGCAAAACTAAGAGATGAAGAAAAAAAGGTCATCAAAAAATTAGATGATGAAAAAGCTAAATGGTTAGCTAAACAAAACGATTCGTTGATACCAGTTAGTGTTGATGATGTTTATGATATGGTATCGAGCATGGTTGGTATTCCAATTTCGAAAATGGATAGTAATGAGGTTTCTAATTTAATAAATTTAGAAGTTAAATTATCAGAAAGGGTTATTGGGCAAGACGAAGCTATTAGTACAATATCTAAATCAATTAGAAGAAACAGAGTTGGAATTAAAGATAGTAAAAAACCAATTGGTTCTTTTATATTTCTTGGTTCTACCGGTGTTGGTAAAACATATCTAGCAAAAACATTATCTAAATTAATTTTTGGATCAGAAGATAATGTTATTCGTGTTGATATGAGTGAGTACATGGAAAAACACACGGTATCTAGATTAATTGGGTCGCCTCCAGGTTATGTTGGTTATGAAGAAGGTGGTCAATTAACAGAAAAAATTAAGAATAATCCGTTTTCTGTTATTTTATTTGATGAGATAGAAAAGGCACACAAGGATGTGTTTAATTTATTATTACAAATACTGGACGAAGGTCATTTAACTGACGCCTTTGGTAGGAAAGTAAACTTCACAAATACATTGATCATTATGACATCTAATATTGGTGCTAAAAAAGTATCTGAATTTGGTAGTGGTGTTGGGTTTAATACTAGTAGTAGTGAAAATCAACAATATGAGGTTAAAAAAACAATTATACAGAAATCGCTTAAGCAACAATTCAATCCTGAGTTCTTGAACAGAATTGACGATATAGTTTTATTTAATCCATTAGGTGAAGAAGCAATTAAGAAGATTATAAAACTTGAAATGGATCGTTTAATAGATCGTTTAAATGAGAAAAAATATTTTATCACCTTCGATGCTAGTGTTATGAGTGAAATTGCTAAAAGAAACAAAGATGAACAGTATGGAGCCAGACCAATCAAAAGAATTATTCAATCTCTTTGTGAAGATTTTCTCAGTGATGAAATTTTAAAGGGTAATATCAAAGAAAATACACCCATAAAAATAACATTTAAAGAAAAATTATTGATAAAAACGAAGATTATATAATTTTTAACTAAATATGTGGCTTTTTACCAAAATCACATATATTTATATGTCTATAGGTTCTCTTTGTCGATTACCTTTCGTTTTTTTTCAAAAAGTAAGCGGAGTTGAACCCGCCGAAAGACCTTAAACCCCAACTTCTCGTTGGGGTTTTTTTTTATCATTTTTTTTCCTTATATTTAACCTATATGAAGAAATATATATTTATTTTTGCTATTGGTGTAGCAGTTACACTAACAGCATGTGGTTCAAGATCTACCACAAATGAAACAACAGATTCAACCGGTACTCAAGCTGACACATCTGCTGTAATTGCAGTTGATTCTACGAAAGCGGCCGTAGACACTACAAGTTCTACCGAGGTAAAATAGTAAAGGGGCCGTTAATTCGGCCCTTTTCTTTTAAAAATACAATAAAATATTCCTTAATTTATATTTTTTACTTATTTTTAGTTTATAAACTACTAATATGGAAAAATATGTATGCAGTATTTGTAATAAAGACACCTCTAGTATTGATTATGATTACCTAGTTGGTACCGATCATTTGTCTTGTGTTTTACAAACAGAAAAAGCCGATAAAATTGAAACATGTGTTTTATGTGGCGAAGAAACCCCTTATAAATTTTATGAACATATTGACATGAGATATGGGTATATTGAAGGATGTGGCCAATTATGTGAAAAATGTTATAATCTTGGTACAAATAGGGAGCAAATATTGGTGCCCGTTTCTACAATTTTAAACACACCAAATGACTCAGAACTTGGTGGGAAAATTAGAAAAAGTTATTGGGAAAGTAAGTAATTTTTTTTTTTCGTTTTTTTTATCTATCTTTAGTTAATAATAATTGATATGAACAAGACAATTAATACCTTTATTTTATTTATAGTTACCATTTTAATGTTGTTAATGGTCCTCTCGATTGTAAACCATTATAGAGACGAAATGAAGTCTTTAGACGTTAGAATTAAGAAATTGGAAGTAATTATTAATAAAGATAAGTAGCATGGAAAAAGAATGGATCGGCGATGTGATATTACTAAGAGGATTGCCAGGTGCCGGTAAAACGACATTGGCTGAAGTAATACTTCATTCAAATCAGGGAACTAAACCAGATATTATTTCTGCAGACAATTATTTTACTGATGATAAGGGTGTTTACCACTTTGATGGTAGTAAACTTAAGGAGGCACATATTAATTGTCAACAAATATGCGCAGATAGAATGAAACTAGAATTTTCAAAAATTGTTATTGCCAATACTTTTACTGAAGAGTGGGAAATGGAACCGTATTTTGAAATGGCAGAAAGATACAAATATCGAATTCACACTTTAATTGTTGAAAACAGGCATGATAGTAAAAACGTGCACAATGTCCCCGAAGACAAACTCAAGCAAATGGAAAATAGGTTTCAAATCAAATTGTAAATGAGTAAGTTTATTGAATCTTTTACCAAGTCAGTAAATCCACCAAAAAAACCCCTCTTCAAATACTGTGTTAAACACATTAGAAAAATATTACAAAGATGGTTTGTTACATAAACAAACTCACCCGACTCTTGATTTAACTATTTGGAATTATTCCCCAAGAGTTCAATATGAGAGACTATGGGATGATATTACTATACAATGTCGTGGGTTAGTTACAAACACTAAAGGTGAAATTGTTGCAAGACCATTCAAGAAATTTTTCAATTATGAGGAACATAAACCTGAGGATTTACCAAATGAAAATTTTGAGGTATATGAAAAAATGGATGGTTCATTAGGTATTCTTTTTTATTATGAAGAAGAATTAACTGATGAAAGAAGATATAACATATGGTTTAATAATAATTATGAAACCGGAATGG